ATTTCAGTTTTTCCCATAGCTTTACGTGTTGTTTTACATACTCAGCCCATGTCCACGACTCGACAGGGTTTTCTTCCAGCTTCTTGAATATGGCGTTTAGTTCTTTCTGGGTATCGAATGGATAATCAATTCCTATCTCCTGGTGAAATCCTACGTTTGGAGCAATAGTCTTTACTCCAGCCATCGTTGCGTCTAGTACCGAGATGGCCCCCTCATCCTTTCCGAAGTAAAGAAGATAGTCAGCATTGTTCAAGATGCTCTGCCCTAGCTCCGGAGTGTAGTGTGGTTGGTAGAGAATGCTGTACTTCCCATCCCCGAGAGCGTTGAGTGTTTCCTCCCATCCTTCCCCGACTATATTGAACGAAAACTTTTCAGGGTCAATGTTCTTTAAGAGCTCAGTAAACATCTCCTGTCTCTTCCGTCCATCTGGATAGAGCTGGGTCATTATGGCGATGATTCTTGGTCTTCGAGTGACGTTCGTGGCTGGGTGAATGACTGAAAGATTCTTCTTGTCTACCCCGTTTTCTACCAGGTAGTACATCGTTTCGTTTGAGAAGCAAATACCGTGCGCTTCCTTGGCGACCTGTTTCATGCGTTCCAGCTTCTCTGGTGTGTCGAGATGCGTCACCATCGTGGTGTTCACTCCTTTGTGAGACTGGTAGGACTGGTAGTTGATGTGATGATTCACGTCAGCTTTCTCTGGCTTGTTTGAGACAGTCACTTCATGACCAAGGCGAATGAGACCGTTCACCATCTGATCGGCGTACTTGGTAAGAATCCCGGACTTAATTCCTATCTCGTAATTGACGATGTGAATTTTCATATCCGTTTTAATGCTTCAATTATCATTTCCTTAAACTCCCTCATGCTTTCGCAGTATTCTACACCTAGACCTTTGGCTATCAGTTTTAGGTTTGCTATGCCTTCTGGAGTGGTCGGTGCTTTCATGACCTTTTTCTTGTTTTCTTCATGGTCTCCTAGGTACAGGCAGTGAGCATCTCCGAGGCTCTTACTCATCTTCTTTGTTGGGTCTTTGATAGACATGATTCTTGGCGTTTTTGTAAGGAGCGTTTCGGCCACCTCTTTGATTCCGAGGCGCTTACAGGTTCTTCGGTAGAACTCCATGTGCTGAAGCTGGTCTTCTCCGACTATGACTACATTTGCCTCAGATAGGATGATGTCAGCCGCCATGAGACAGGGATAGGTGAACAGTCCGACGTTCCCTTCGCCTTTATCTTTGAACTGCGTCATGCGCTTGAGGTCGGACATCGGGGTGAGGCATTGGATTTCCCACAACATTTCTGGGCTTTGAGGTGTCTGCATTTTCACATATCCACCAAGTTTTTCGATTTGGTCGAAAACAAATATTGAATTTTCTCTCGCTTCTTTTTCGCTAATTGTAGAAAGCGCATGGTATTCAGCTATCATTATTTCTGCGTCCTTCTCAATCGCCAGCTTCAGGCCACCGAGATAATTACCGATGTGGATTCTGCCTGTAGGTTGGATACCGTAGAGATATTTCATTTCTTGTGGTTATTAAGAGTGAAGTAAGCGTTCCCTGGGAAGTTCGGGTGTACGTCAACTGCCACGCTTCCAGGAATGGTCGCCCATTCTTCTCCTTTGAAAGCCACCGGGAAAGATACCTGGTCACGCTCTGAATACCGGCAAATCTCAGCCCACCAGCGTTCAAACGCTTCGTTGGCTTGCGGGGTGTTCTTTCTCACGAATGCCGTCATCTCACAGAGTCCTGAATGAGGCTCAAATCCATCTTTGGCGTACTGTTTTGTTTGTTCGGCGAGTTCTTTCTGATTCCCTTTCTTGAGTTGGGCGCACATATCAGCCTCTTCATACACGCAATCCCTCATAGGATGCTTGAAAAAGGCAAAGTCGTTCTCACCTAAAAGGTCAACGAGCTTGTGCGGGTCAACTTTCAAGTCCATGTTTCCATCCATCCAGACTATATATGGGGTATCGACGTATTTATGGGTCAAAACCTTGTGAATCTTGGCGTTCATCACTGGTTTTTTGAACTTGTCGCATACTGGACGGGTCTTCCAGGTGCTAGACTTGGTCTTTTCATCCACAAAAGCCACGTATTCCACTCCCGGATACTCCTTCTGGTCTTTAAGTTTATCTTTTCCACCGGCGATTGCGGTTACTACCGTGATATCCTTCTTTTCAATGAGCTTCGTAAACAATTCCTGGTACTTTGGAAGCTGGTCTTTGATATGGAAACCCTTTAGAGCTGATTTCTTAGCGTCCTGGCCCATTTTTTTGCGTAATTCAGCGTCTTCAATGAGCTTACTGAGGTATTCCACCCAGTCAGCCTTTGATTTCGCCAAGAATCCGTCGTGTCCATGAATAACTGAGTCTCGGTATGGTCCAACATCAGACAAAACCATTGGAATTTCGAGCATGGCGTGTTCCATCCACTTGATATTTGACTTACAACGGTTAAACTGGGTATTTTCAATGGCTGCTATGCCGATATCCAGTCCTAACGATGCTAGAAACTCTGGGAACTCCTCATAGCCCTGTGTTCCGACATGGTGTGTGAAGCGTCCAACTAATGGTGTGAAGTTAGCATTGACCTTTGAGTGCTTAATCAGGCTTTGCAAGACAGCCAGGTTGACCATCTCTTCGCTTGGCTTCTCAACGTCGATAATCTTCATATCGACCATCCCAGCAAAGTGAATATGCACGTTGTCGTACTTTTTTACGATGTCATTTAAGGCCTCAAGAATGACGTGCAAATCAGCCATGTGGGAAGCTGAAGCAATCCAGCCAATGTGAATCTTCTCGTCGTTTCGCTTCTTGTTCTTAAACTTCCAAATAGCCGGGTCGATAGCGTTTGGAATCACTGTCACATAAGGATTGTCTTTGCTGATAACGTCCTTGATACCTTGGGTAGAGACGACGATATGATCCGCCAACTGGATAATCTTCTTGACCTGTGGCATTCGTTCCTTGAGCTTTTTGTACTCGGGATGGTTCTTCGAGAAAGAATATGGGTCATCATCTAAGTCGAGGACATACTTTGAGCCTGTGAAGTCCCTGGCTAGACCAACAGTGAAGTCAATCCCTTCATTATCAGTCATCTTCATGAACCAAATCTTTCCTTCCTTGGCAAATTCAAGCGCCCACTCAGGGGTTTCATACATCAGGAGATTGTACTTGATATTGGCCCCGAGCTTCTTGAGAGGGTTGATGATGCGATACCACGAAATAGCTCCGTACTTTCCGCCAGAGTTCTCACGGTTAATATCGGTACACACCCCGACAACGCTATACGGGTTTTCGGAATGGCTCCCAAGGGAAGTCTTTTTCATACTTGTTAATATAGGGTGTTCGCTTAATCGTGAAGACCCAGTTCTTTAGCTTCTGTTCTCGGTCAAAGTAGTCCGGTTGGACATGGTTAAATCTATCCCTGTATCGGATATTTGGTTCCCCGTATATCTTTCGAGGGATAGTCATTATGTGGTGGTTGCGGTACTGGACAGAGAGGATATCGTTGGCAAATGGTACTTTTCTGATACGGAATCCTTTCTTCTCAGCCTTCGCCTTGAACCTAGAGAAGAACATACACGTCTTCCATGTCGACACACAAAGTCAGCGCTTTCTTAGTGCGCTTGCTTTCGATTTCAACACATCCGAAAGGGTTGTAGTAGACAACGTCACCCTTTTTTAGTTCGCCAGCGTTCTGAAGGACAACCCCTTCTCGTGCGATGTCGTCCTTTTCTGTTCCGTCTTCCATCTTGCGCTTTACAATAGCGACTTGAAGTAATACGCGATCTCCTAATGCTTTCATACCTTGTAGAGTTTAACTTAATAATCTTTTTACTGTTGAGTGGGTCCCTATCCCCATCTCTCTAGCAATTCTTCTATAAGAGTAGCCTTTTGAAAAAAGTTCCTTTGCAGTTTCTACATCATAACCTTTTTCGAATACCCTTAAACCATTCTCTCTGTCGTACTTTACATGACAGGCAGTACAGAGCTGTATATAGTCAGACAGATTCCTTTTATACTTGTGGTCTATGTTTGCCCACTCGTACCGTTTTTTATCAGTCTGTTTGCAATGCTCACACAATGTTGCTTTGCCTCTGTTATTCTGTACCCACCTGTGCATTACAACATACGTCGCATCCTCTCCTTTCCACAAATGATTCTTTTCTCTAGTATTTTCACCTTTTTTGAACCCATGCACATGATTCATCGATATCCTACACTTTTTCGAACAAGTTTTTTGTGTAACTGTTCTCGGTTCGAACTCAACACTACAGGCGATACATGTTTTCATTGTTTTCACGCCTTATTGAGTCAGGCGGCGTGAACTGCCGACTCAACAGGAACAATTTAGTTATTTACTAACTAATTGTATCAAGCTGTAGTGGTTTTGTCAAACCATCACAGCCTACGCTGCCACAATGTCAATCAACCAGCTCGAGTTCAGCACTACACCAGCGTAGGCATCAACTTTCCAAGTGGTAGTAGACCACAGGTTCAAAGGGTTGGCCGCATCAGCACCGCGAACGACGCTTACGCTTGCATTACCTGAACCAGCGATATCCACTTCTGCAACTGCACCCTTACCGCAAATAAAGTTGCTGTAGAGAGTTACAGTAGACGAACGAGTGAAGTTCACATTCGTCTCGACGATATCAACACCCATCAATGAACCAATCATTCCGTTCTTCAACATCTTTGCGTTTTCAGCAGAGTTGTAGAGACCAATGTTGATCCAGTTTCCGTTTGCCGTATCACCACGGAGTTCGTATCCACCCTGAGAAGAAACAACGGCACGATAGTTGCCGCTCTCCCACTTAGGAGCTTTGTTGTCGAACAACGTTTTGACTGCGCGACGGAGTTCTGCGACGGTCAGCGTGTCAGTAGAAGCAATAGCGGTAAGCTGCTTGGAAGCGGCACACTGCATGGTTGCACCTGCACAGATGACGGCACCGAGAACGTAGTCCATCGTTTCACCAGCGTTCTGACCGAAATTCTCTACCTGCTCCTTGAGACCAGCGTCGATGCTTGTAAGCTCGAAGAAGGTCGACACACGCTCGTACGCACCATAGATGGCGGCAGTAGCGATGATTGTGGAAGCAGTCGAGTTGATTTCAGCAGGGTTCACACCTTCAGTGATGGCAGTAGACTGCACAGCCAGCGGGGTGTAACGGGTGAAATAAACGACTTTCAATTATGTTATCGTAGACTTTTACTGCCTACTTCTAACGGTCTCCCGTTAGTTCGGACTATATCTTCATCCAGTGATAAAAACTGGAGTTTTGCATGTAGTCTCTGAGGAGCCCTTTAGTGCTTTCATTTCGAGTAAGAGTTCTTCATACTCTGGGTCGTCGAATGACGATTTACAACCACTTCTGTACCTGCCATCATCAGCTCTTCTAAAGTCGCTGTTTTTATAGATTTCAAGTCGCTTTTCACAGAAGCGTATTAGTATTTCAACTTCTCTCCTCTTCTTACCAACGAGGTACGGGAGGAGTTCTTCGACAAACTGTTTTCTTTCTCCGACACGAGTAAGTGATATTTTGTAACACACCTTCCTTTTCTTACCATCTTTTCTTTTCTCTGTTTCAAAGTGGTAATGGAAGTCTCGTTCTTTGAGATACTTTACGAAAGCGTTGCATATCTCTGGCTCTGTGTTGGTGAAGTTCACTCCAGCACGGTATTGTTGTGTTTTCTTTACAGCAATCTTTCCCATGTGGATGCTCCCTTCTCCTTCAAAGAGGCCAGCTATATATGCCTTAAAGGTTTCCTGCTGATTGTCTAATCCCATATTATTTTTACGATAGTAGTAAATAGGGCTCTAAAGAGTTTCCAGCAAATAGCAAAATTTTGAATGTGCATCTTCTTTACAGAAGAGTCAGGCAGAGTTGTTTACCTGAATTTTTAGGAACTGTTTTCTTGACTGCCAAGAAATCGTACCGACGAGCTGCCTGCGCTCTTTCGAGAAACACGCGGTCGTAGTAGATCTGCATGGTTGCTGTCAAATTACCAGGAGTGGTAAGGGAAGTAGTCATTACTGACATACTTTTGCGATGTTACAATCTCCCAGATATATCAGCATGTGGCAAAAGGGCTTCAAGTTCAGCGGCTGATAGACTTCTCAAATCATCCTCTGATACCTGCTTCTTTGGCGTACTGGTGACACTGGTAGACTGTCCCATTTTTTTGACTTCAATCTTCTTGTATGCCCCTTTCTGTCCTGTAGCAATTGCCTCTCCAAACCAATCCTTGGCGATTTCGTCGTACCCCTTATCCTTTTGGAGGTTGAGTCCGATATCAAAAATCTTATCCTTAAACGGAGCGTACTCCGGGTTGGCCTGGATGAAAGAATTGAGTTTTCCCTCTTCTTCCTTGAGAGCAAGTTGGCTTTTTAGTTCCTGCACTTCTCGTAGAGCATAGCCTGCCGGATTAGTGGCATATTCTTGCTCGAGTCGTGCCTGTTCCTCTGCCTCAAGAGTGGCCTGGAATTGTTCTGGGGTCATCCCATACTTCTCCTGAATCAAGTCAGCTATCTTGGCTTTTTGACCAAGCTGGCCGAGCTTTCCTTCAAGTTCTTTATGAGCCTTCACCAGTTCTTCTGGGCTCTTGTACTTGCCTGCGAGCAGGACTTCTGGTGCTTCCGCTTCTCCGCCTTCGTTTGCGCTAACAACCTCTGGCGATTCCGCGGGCTGGGCATCTACTTGAGCGGAAGTATCCGGAGAGGACGTAGCGCCGTCGCTCCCTACGGGTTCTGCTGTGGTTTCGATGGTATCCATAACTACAAATGTAGAGTTTAGATTGTGCACGGCTGATATTAAGTGACTAAGCGTCACGCCATGAGAATCCTTCGACTAAAGGACTCCGTGGGAGGGCTATTGCCCCCGTGCGGAATCCTCTAGTTCCTGTTTCTTATTGTTAAGGTCCACGTGGACTTGCTCAACGAGTGACATCCACAGTTTTATTCCTTCTTGTTTCCCACCTTTTCTCCATGATTCCTTGAGTGAGTCAGAGAAAAATGCTGTACGTAACTTGTCGCGCTCCTCTTTCATTGGCTTGGCGAAGTACTTTTGGAAGAGAGGATTCTGTATCATCATCGACACTTCCAGCAGTTCGTTCACCTCATCTTGTGTTGCTTTGATTTCCTCTACGGTCATACTCCTGTACTTACCATTCCTTGCTGTGGGGCTTGTCCGCCTACCATTCCTTCTTGTGGCATACCCATTTGACCCTGAGCGAGTTGCATCTGTTCTTGCTGTTCCATGATGGGGTTTGTCTCTCCTATCAATGAGTCGATGTTCTTCATACCCTGTTCTTCGGCTATATCTCGGAGGAAGGCTCTCTTTTCTTTATCAGTGAGGAAGTTCTGTGAGAGGTTGAAGAGTTCAACTTTACGCTTGGAAGCTTGGTCTTTGTTCCTGGCTACGTTTGTTTCTCCTTTGATCCGTACATTGAACTTGACGGTATCCTTCTCAGCGATAAGAACTTGGTAAATCTGCTCTCTTAGTTCTTGAGGGAAGATACGGAGGATTTCAGCTTCTGGGCTTTGTAGGTTCTGAAGCTCCATCTTGAGCATCATCTCAGCTACCTTAGCGAGAGCGTCCTTGAAGCGCCTGACAATGAGTTCAAAGCGGATAGAGACGTTTGTCTGAGCGAGTTCATCTTGTCCGAGTGTATCGTTTGAAGCAGCTCCCTGTACCAAGTCGTTGGCTCCTGAGGCTCGCTTATGTTCATCGTCTATCTTGGCGAGAAGTTCGATGGCGCCACTCTTTACGTCTGGGAACTGAAGCCACTGGAAATTGTCAGAGATTGGTCCGTCACCCTTTACTTCGACGTGGCCACCAGGCTTTGAAACGAGTTGAGCTTTGTTCGGGACTGATCCTTTCTTTCCGATACTCATCGGGTTGTTGCAGAGCTTCACGTTCGTACTAATCTGGTTGAACATCTTGTAGAACATCTTTCCAAGGGATAGGGTATTGGTTCCCATACAGTGCCCTTCGTAGCGGTTTGGTATTGCGTTTGGCTCGTGGATGAGTTTCACGCAGTTAATGAACCCATAAGGATTCTCGGTATCGCGGAGGAGCTTGCCATTCGCTACTGTCTGAATACGGTCGTCATCTACGAGTTCAAAGACCTCAACCATACCGGACATAGCGTCTTGCTGGGCGTTTGGGATATCGGTCGTACCAAGAGTAGAAGAGTTGTTCGTATCTGTTGCCTTACCTGATTCCTCTACCAAGTCGGCGTTTCGGACACCATTTTCGTTCACGTAGTCATACATCGGGTCTTCCTTCACCTGGTCGATAGTGAGGACAGAGCGGAATATCATGCAAGGCTGGTCGGCTACCTCAGAGATAATCGGGTTGAAGTACACGTCCATGTGGTTCGGGACTTCTACATCTGGGCCATCCACGATAGGTTCTTCGTACTCGTACTCTTTCCCATCTGGTCCAACTTCCTTTTTCTTCTCTGTCAAAAACTTCCACAACACACGGATTTCTGAGGCAGGGAATACTACGGATTGCTTCACCCAAGCCTCAATCTTGGCGTTGAAGTTCTTGATAGTTCGGAAACGGTGATTGACCATCTTCTCGTATATCTTTGAGAGTGCAACGTCCTCATCACCCACGGGCAAAAGTTCCACTTCTGGCTCACCTGAAAAGATAGATGGGACGATATAGGCGACCTCTGTCCGTAGCTTTGGAATGTCATCTTTGGTATCGTATGGCGTTGACTGCACCTCGTCTGTCTTCCCCATGTAGACGCTGAAAATCTCAGAAAACTCTTTGCGAGAATCCTGAGTGGCTTGTTCGTATTGTTTCTTCAGTTTTAAGACACGGTCGACAATCTCCTTCTCGGACTTTTTGGTCTCAATAGGTTCAGACTGTTCTGGTTGTTCCTCTTCGTATGCTTCTGCCATAGTTTTAGTCTCTATAATGGGTTCCAAATGTATCGAATATTGGGTCTGGTGTAGTCTCTGGTTCGTGCCCTAGCTCTTCCATGTAAACCACATACCTCATCTCATCCATTGCGTGGTCTTTTTCTTTCACCGGAGTTTCCTTCTCATTTTGGTCTGGCTTCTTTTCTGGGTATCGGTAAGTCTCGAGTTCGTGGATGAGATTCACACAGGATGGATGGATATGGATTCTTCCCTGTAAGAAAACCTCCTGAACTACATCTATTCCAGCTTCTATGTCCTTGCTTACTTCCCTTACGTTCAAGCCCATTCTTTTTGCTATCTCGATTCTGTCTGGTTCGGCTGGATCTGGGTAAAACTTGGTAGGCTTGAAGTCAAGAACATGCTGGCACTGCGTCTCTGTCTGCGTTTCTGTTTTGTAAAACTCTCTGTCTATCCAGTAGTGTCTGTCTGAATCTATACGGAATCTGTGAGACGATGCTGGATTTCTGAACCCCCAGTCAGCGCCTGCTACCGTGTCAACAACCGTTTTAGGCTGTTCTTCAGTAACGTGCTTTTCTCTCGAAAACTGCTTATAAACCAGTCCTTCAGTCTTTCTGAAGTCTGCGAGGTACTCTTGAGCGAATCTGTCTTCTGGGATTTCTTTCCCGGCTTTGTCGATTTCTTCCTTGGGGATGAATGGGTTGTCATAGCTTGTGTAATGAAAACTCTTGTAGTCCTCGTCTTGGGTATTGAATAGGTCGTAAAAGTGGTTAAAACCCTTAGGAGTGCTAATAAACATCACGTGGCCTTTTCTATCCGTAAGCGTTGGGCGGACTACCTCATGCCAATAGACATTGAAGTTCCGCATACTCGCGACTTCGTCTATCACAATGAAGTCAAAGAACTGTCCTCGTAATGTCTCAATTGCTTCCCAACCTTGTAACTGTATTAAACTGGTTCCTCCTGTGAGGTTTAAGACCTCTATTTGTAGCCTTGATTCGTTGACTTTCTTGGTAATGGGCTTGAGTTCCTTTATAAGCATCTGCCAAGCGATATCCCGGGCCTGTTGAAAGGTCGGGGCTATGTAGGCGATTCGTGCGTTTTTTGAAAGTGCTAATCCTTTAATCTCTTCTACCGCGAGCGTCGTTTTTCCCCAGCGTCTCCCACAACACAAGACTCTAAACCTGTGAGTGTCATTCGCTACTTGATCCTGTGACTGGTGCAATTCCATTCTTGTTTGCTATTGAACCGGCGACTTCAATCGTTATCTTCATTGGCTCTCCTCCTTCTCCTGAGTGTTCGTTTATTCTTGGGAGGATACTTGGGGCGAGTTTCATTATCACTTCTTTCTTGTATGCCTCATCTTCTCCAAGCAAAATTTTCTCAATCTGTTTCAGAGTGAGTCTCCGTACTCGTGCTCCGAGTTCTCTATCGTTACTTGGTATTCCAGCCATCTGTATTAAATGATATTTTTTCCTTTATCTAAGCCATTGTTTCCATAAAGGCGGTTGGGTGGTGCGGTTCCTTATTTTGAGGGCGTAACCAACCCGTGTTGCCTTCGGTAGGTTTGACCTAACCGCTTTTATAAAAACAAAAGAACCTCTCACAGAAATACCAAACACT